TCAAATAAGCTACCGCTTGGTTAACCGACATCGCATCCCCGCCGTTGACTTCAATAGGCATACCGACTTTCATCAGATCGTCTGGATTCTGGACGTACTGCGAAGAATACGCCATCCTTGGGTATGCTGTGTTTTTAATCGTCATTGACCATCTTGCGTAGGTTTTATTTACCATGAGTTGGTTCGGAATAAGATATTCGACCTGTGATACCCCTCTGGCATCGTTTGGATATTTCTCCCACGAGAATTTGACGATCGGATATCTGCTCAATCCTCTGCCCTGTTTTCCATTGGCGGCATCTATCTCGCTTGGAGTACCCTTTATTGGCCTCTCATTCTCCACCATAGCGTTTTTCGTACACTTGGCGACGTAAACTACCTCTCGCTCTCCTGTCTCGATCATAGTGCCTATACGACCGTCAGGAGAATCTTCCCATAGCATGGATGTGACCGGCTCCATCTTCTTCTCAAAATGGGTAATTAAAGTTACCTTCATGGAATCGGAAGAATCGGAGCTTTCTACCTCGTCGATATTGCCTAATGTGTATTCTGTGTCTCTGTCCGGCACGATCAGAGCGATTTCTTCCTCTGGGATACCGTTCTGGCGGGCCATTTCCTTGACTTCGTTTACGCTTCTTCTTTCCTGTATGATGATATACGGCTGTCTCTGGATGTCCGGCTCTGATTCGTCACCGAATAATACGTCAGTGTTGTTCAACACCTGAACATCTTCTACTTCTCCTGTCGGGAAATACTGTAATCCGTCGCCTGTGATACATCCTTCTTTCAGCGATCCAAGGCAAAGTACGTCCTCGTTGGCTTTTTCCCACTTTGCGGCAAACATCTGGGATAATTTCTCATAGACAGGTTGCATATCTTCCCGTCCGTCCATATCCGAGTAGTTGACCGACATTTTGTTCTGGTAAATAGTGGTAACTTTTCGCATTACGTTAGGATGAATGAAGTTAATGATGGGTAATTCCTCACCATCAGCTTCCAGTCCTTCCCACTGATTACCAATGAAGAAGTTCCAATTCTTATTTGACCGCTCCATCAGACGTTTTCCGTCCAGATATTGCTTGCCTTTTTCGTATCTTCTCCAGAATTTTGTATCCATCAGCTAATCTCCTTCTGGATTTTCTTCTGACCAAATGAAGTGCCGTTATATGCGTCGATATTCGCCATGATCTGCACGGCCCTTGATTCTTCCGGCGTCATTTTCGGCTGTTTCTTCTTTTTAGGGATATTAAAAAACGGCTCTACAGCCGCTTCTTCCGGTTTATCCACTAATTTCATGCCGAATTTTACCGCCTTGGTGTAAAAGTACGGTGTTGCCATGACATATATTACCAGTAAAGTAAAAATTACGTTAAATAACATTCACTTTCCTCCCTACGTCAATCTGTTTTGGTCTGTTGTCCGGGAAATGCCATCCCATACTGTCTTCGACCTTTCTCCTGATCCAACCTTTCCTTGAGTAATGAAGCCTATTTAACGCCTGTGACATAGCATCGACCATATCGTCATGCTTGTCGTTAGGAAATTTTGCACATTGTTCAATGAATTTATGCGTCCATTCCTTATCTTTCGGCACAAATACGCATCCGGCTTCGACTAATGGCTCAATCGACCATACACGAGCTTCTTTTGATGCTCTGTCTGGGCTTACCGGGACCAAACCGGCTATTTCATGCCTCAAAGTATCAATGATCGCCGGGCCGTTGGCCTTGTCCTCAATAAATGTTCCGCCTATCTTTGGGTGTTTAGCTTGCATTATCCGTATTCTGTGACAAGTTTTGGAGAAACTTAAATGCTCATTGACCAAATCAACGAGATAAAACCTGTTTTCCCTCTTGCCCCAGACTTCTATTGCAACGAAATCGTTCTTTTCAAGGTCCTTGAATGTGGCATCGACCGACATTATCATCTGATCGAATCTTAATTTACCGTCGTAGTAGTCTTCTACGGTGTAATACTGCCACCATTCTTTCTTTAGGATGTTACCTTCTTGGATGGTTGGGTGGCCTTGATAAAGAGCTTCCCACGATCTTCTTCCGTTTTCGGAGATATAGGCTGACTTAAACTCTTTTAACCACTTCGCCCCTTTGCCAATCTCTGGACACAAAGGGTCTCCGGGCCTATCTTCGGTTCTTTTCTTTCGACCTAACGGATCATCGTCACTTTCACACTCACATTCGTAGTTGACATAAGTGACAACATCCGGCATCTGCTCTAATATCCTTCCGGCTAAATCGTCTTCATGCCATCTGGTCATGATTAAAACGATCTTGGAGCCGGCCTGTGTACGGGACAGAATAGAATCCATAAATTCACTCCATACGGAATCTCTCGTCCTCTCTGAATCGGCCTGTTCTCTGTTCTTGATCGGGTCGTCTATGATAATCAAATGCCCTGAATAACCGGTTAAACCGGAGCCGATACCTTTACTTATCATCCTTCCTTTATGGTTCAGGATGTTAAATTCTCTTGATGTTGCTTTCTTCGGGTCTACCTCTACTCCGAAGATATGACCGTGTTCTTTTACCTTCTCAATGTTCCTCTTACCGAATCTCTCTGCCAGATCATCGCCGTAACTTACCTGGATCACTGATTCGTCAGGGTGTTTCATCAGGTACCACGAGGGTAAAGTTTCTGTTATGGTCGTTGACTTTCCGTGTTGCGGAGGAGTGTTGATTATCATTATCTCAAACGCCTTGTCGGTCGGTTTTTCGATAAACTCCTGTACACGATCACACAAATCTATATGAAATTTTGAGGGCTTCCACTTTAGGTCTTCTTCCCTTGCGTTTGGATTGGCAAAGAAGTCCATGTTGTGGACGTACAAACAATAGGCTTTGTACATTCCCTGCGCCGCTTGGGTGTATGCCTCCTGTGCGGCGTTCTTCCTTGGTCTTCCTCTTTTCGCCACCTTTTTTACCTCAAAAAAATTTTTCGCAGACCATCACAGCGAAACGCAAGAAGCAATACCACTACTATAACGGCGTGATGGTCCAAACCCAGTTAGAAGTACATTGCCCTTCCTTGGCAGGATAAGAACTTACGCCGCTTATCCCCGGCACGCACGGCTGTGCTTGGAGCTACCCGTGAGAATCGAACTCACAACCTACTGTTTACAAGACAGTTGCTCTACCATTGAGCTACGATAGCATATAAAGACCGGAGGCTCTAAAGTCACTCCGGTACGTTCCTCTTGATAGCATGGATCACATTGTTCATGTGTTTGATTAGGTCGATTTCAAACATCCTCGGAGAAGGTGTTTTCCATGCTCCGCAGTATATCAATGCGTCTTTCAGGCGATTATTCATCGTTTATGCACTCCTTATTCATACTTCCCTGGCTTTTTACGGCACTTTTATGCAAAGTGTGTATGTTTATGCGGCTTTTTTAGGTGTGAAAAATTTTGTTGTTTTGATTGGAGCGTCTATGCGTGGTGCCATCCATCCAACCAACTCTCTCTATACTACTACCGGCCCGATGGGGGAAGCGCCCTGCCGCATGACCGCCGCCAGTACCCGGTCCCCACATTCTTTCTTTTCTTCTTCTCTCCTACTCATATATAGGGCGGGGCGGGCCTGGTGTTGGTATCTCTGCCGATAAACCTCATTATCGGAATACATGAAATATCTTCCAAATGGCTATTTTTCAACGTTTTCAAGCAATTTCATGGCCTTTTTGGCTTGTTCTGCGTCTGCAATCACAAGATTATTGGTCACATTCTGGGCTGATTCCGGCTGATCTTGCCAATCAAACCTGGCCTTTAGTCCGAAGATGCTCCCGGCCGGGTTTCCTTTGTTCGTGTAACAATTACGTTCCAACTGATCCTGTATCAGAGCTTCCAGTTTTTGGCAGGGCTCGCTCCACGACAAAAGCGGAATCAGTTCACCGTCTTCCGTTATTGCTTCCTTTGCGTCTTCTGGAAGATTGTGTGTTATGCGGTACTCTTCCACTATATGGTCAAGGTCTCCGTTTCTCATACGGTACATAGTATCAACAGATATTCCCCCGGCCAGAGCGAATCCGCCCCAGGTCATTGGCCTTCTGTTGTTCTCACAGTCCTTGACATAGTCTGCCCAGGCTTGTAGGATACCTGGCATTTGTTCCATAGACACAGGAGACGCCGCACGACGAGCCGCCGCTAATCGCTTTGCTTCCTCCGTAATCAGGGATGCCCCGGTCATAGCTTCCTTTATGATCTGTGTCCCCTTGGTTCTGCGCTCCGGTCCTGTGGTCCGGTTTCCGCATCGCTCCGGGTGCTTTGGTCTTGCCATTGGTTCCCCTTTCCGGGTCCTGTGTGGCCCTGTGTCGTGTTTTCTTCCTCTATGTGATGTCTGGCCCGGCTCCGGTCAGTCCGGGTGCCTGTGGCCAATTCTGGGCGTCCTCGTATTAGCTTGCCGCACTAACGTTTGGCCCATCCTCCGCAGGGATTAGACATCCGCCCCTACAGCTTCCCGGCCCTGCGTCGGATCGAATGAAAAGGACCGGAACCCCGGCCCACTTTTACACCTATAGTATAGGACACCCGGTGGCCCGGAATTTCCGAAATAGTCCCTTGCTGCCGGAAAAAGTTAGAGCCTGAAAGCCAGTGTTTCCAACGGTTTCAAAACTTTATTAAAAAAATGATGAAAAGTGCTTGACATACTTTCGCAAGTATGCTAATCTATAATTGCCAAAGGGCGATACGCCCCAAGGGCGGGCGGGGCCCCAAGCCGCC